AATTATTTCTTGGTTTAGAATTAATAATAGGAGAACCTAATTTAATAAAACCCAACATTGTGTTTGTATTCTTTTCTTTGACAACTAATTTAAGTTCTTTGCCTGGGGCTTGGTCTGGACTAAAACTAGCAATTTTCTCAAGCATTGTATTGAATGTTTGATTATCAATTTGAACAACATCAATGTCCATATCCTCAGGAGACATATCATAATTCTGAAACATATCATCTTCTAAACCAAAACCAGGAATAGGTGCTGGTAGATTTTTAACTCTTTCAATTTTTCTTAACCGAAAGTAATCATCAATTCTATCAACACTACTGAAAAAATCAATAATAATATTTGCTGTTTTAGTTGCTGTTGTTGTCTGTATCTTCATTCTTTTCTGTTTCTTAAAACAATTGATTGATACCACTTCATCAACCATCTTACCCTCAAAGGATGGTGCTCAGGATTTGGTAACTCACCCTTAAAATATGCAATAAATCCTCTTAATTCTTCGTCTGTCATTAGAAAAAATCATCTAGTGTTGATTGTCTTTCAAAACTCCAATCAATCGCATTAACAATAAGCCGCAATGGTTCTAAAAATGATTTATCAAATTGATTGTCGTAATCGATATATTTGTGTAAGTCAAACTCTTTTGGTAAAGTCCCGATAAAAGATATTACATTTTCTCTCAATGGATTTGGTTCTTTCAGTTGAACAAATTTAATCTTGTCGCCCTCTTGGACTTGCTCATACTTCTTTAACTTATGTTTCTTTAGTAGATTATTATATAACAAAGAACCTCTCACATGAATTGGACATGACTTCTTATATATCGTTGTCTTTGAACTATACTTTTTAAGATTGTTACATGAACGAGGATAAGCAATATCTTCTGGTCGTAACTTCTTAAACTTTTGTCTGAAATCATCTATGAATTGAATCAATGCGGATTCATCTTTGGTCATAATAACTTTCAACGCCTCTTTAATTTTATCTCGACAGGCTGCAGGTGTAGAACTTTTAACTGCCTCAATGCCCATAATCTTTAATTTCGGTTCTTTTAATTCAACACCTTCTTCATTAAACACATTCAAAATATATCTTTTCTTTGCAGTCCAGATAGCTTTGTTTGCGATAACTTCTCGTTTCATAATCATCTTTTGCTCATAAGCATTTACATATTTAGCAAGTTTTTCAAACGACTTATCGATTTGTGGTTGTAATGTTTCTTCACAAAACTTATCCATTATTCTAACAACCTTTCTTGTGTCGGATTTATCTTTGAATATTCTATTAACAACTTCACCCAAACGAATATAGATAGAATCTGTATCGGACGCCACAACATAGGATACATTTGTTGTCTTTAACATCTTGTTTAAAAACTCATTGACATCTCTTTCAATCCATCGAATTGTCAATTGTCCTGCCATTGTAATACCTTCAGCGTGTCTTACATCAAAATATCTAAAGTATTGATTGCCGATAGCACCATAAGCACTATTCAATGCAATCTTTCTCGCTAATTGTATGTTGTGATTCTTTGCAATATCAAACCAATACTTCTTATCACCTGTCTGTTGATACAAGGACTTCGCTTCCAACATCTTCTTTTTGTAGATAACTCGTTCTTGATATAAAGTATCCATCAGTTCTGGAAGAAATCCTCGTTTGTCTGTTCTAAACTGAGCACCATTTGGCGTCATAGTTCTATTTTTAAGGTCAGATAAATCAGATTCTTGGTTCAACATATTTTCTACATTAACTCTATTAGGTTCAAACCCAACCATTGTTTCTGGAGATATGTTATACTGCATAATCAAGTGTGGATACAAACTGTTCAAATCAAAACTTGCAATCCAATCGTGAAAACCAGTAACGGGATCCTTAACATAAGCGCCCTCATAACCAAAAGATTCTTTCGATTCTGTGATTGCAGGTGGCACAATATTCTTTGAGCGTAAGTGATGATAAATGATACAATCCCAAATTCTTACTTGACCGAACACATCTTGGTAATTAACTTTCGCCTCATAAGCCATTGTCAAATGCAAAGCAATCAACTGCATTTTATCTTCTAACTTATCGACTAATTCAACGTCTTGAATATTATATTCAACAAATTTCTGATAATCGTTCTGATAAAATTCTTTAAAGGTGTCGTATGGATTTTCGTTCTTGTTTTCACCTAACTCGACTTCACCAATGTAATCTAATTTATAACTTTCTCGTCTGACGAATGTATGCTTACGATATAAATCCAAATAATCGAGAACATCAACACCTAGAATATCCCAATAGTTTTCTTGTTTGTTATATCCTTTACCAGTAGCTCTTGTACTTCGTTGTTCGACTACACCCCACGGACTGTATTGTGAAATCCAATCATCCCCCAAAAGATAACGAAATCTATTCATCAAATAAGGGATATCAAAGAACTTTACATTCCATCCTGTGATAATATTAGGATTGTATTCAACCCAAAACTTTGTAAATGTTTCTGCTAAGCCAGCTTCATTTACACAATTGATATACTGAACATCTTCTCGGTCATTGACAAAATTGCCCATGCCGAAAACAATAATCTTTTTTGATGTGTGGTCTTTTACTGTGATACAGATTAAAGGTTCGTCCGCTTTGTCGGGACTAGGGAAGCCGTTTTCACTTTCACACTCAATATCAATCGAAAGTAATTTGATTTGTTTTAAATCCCAATCAATTTCGCCTGGAAATTCTTCAGCAATGAATGGATATTGGTGCCTTGTGTTACCAAAATATTCAAAATTGGTTACGTCTTTGTATTTATTAATCCACTTTGTAGTTTCATAAATACTATCAAAATTTATTTTAGAAACATTACGACCATCTAATGTTTTGTACTTCGACTCTTTGCCGGCTGGTACAAAAAGAGAAGGTTTGTAATTAATTCTATATTTCTTTTGACTACCGTCTTCGTCAACACCACGAACTAACAACCGTCCCCTATGAGGAAGAACACTTGTGTAGAACTTCATTAACTATATCTGTGTGTTATTGAAGTGTTTGTTTAATGTTGCAACCCTTTGTTCAGATGCAGATATGTTGTCTAGTAAATGTTCCATTTCTCTCAGACTTTTACCTGCTGATGGTGTATCAAAATAAACTATCAACGAAGCAAGGGCAGTTGCTATTTCAGCCTCTGCTCGTTTCATTAACGCTTTATATAGTGGATTTTCTGTTTGATGATTTTTTGCCATTTTCACTCCTTGTCATAATAAACTAATTATATCATAATTTAGATGGCTTGTCAAGCCTAGTCTAAACTATATCTTGTTGTAACTACATACTTTCTGTGTGGATTAACCATCACATTAAGCCTGTTCATAAATTCTCGGTCAAATAATATTGGTGTTCTGTCTTTTCTATCGTCTAATGTGAATTCTGTTTCATATAATGTGCCTAAAAACTCAACATCTAATTTAACCACATATCTATCTTCGTCATAGTCCCTTAAACCGCCTACTGATATTTCTTCTGTACGAACTATATCACTTGTAATGGTTTTGTCTAATAAAGACCATGTAACTTTCTTGCCGTTTACTTTCATCTTATCTGCATGAATAACTGGCATACCAGAATTTCCTGTATCAAATTTTGCAACAACTTCACCAAAAGGTTTAATTGTAACAACTTCTTTAAATCCACACTCACTAGGCACTTTAACCCAATTGGTTTTATCAGCGAAAAAATCTATGATTTCTTTACTAATGTTTTGGCCAGATGCTTCTTCTATACCTTCTGTTCCTGGTGATGAGTTTACCTCAATAACAAATGGTGGTTCTTTTACTCTGTTTTTAGAAGGAATAAAATCAACAGCAGACCATACTCCACCAACAGCTTTTGCAGCCTGTAAACTTGCTTCTATTTCTAATTCTGTTAATTTAATCTTTGATGGTTTTGAACCTTGTGATACATTACTTCTGAAATCGCCCTCAATAACAGGTCGTTTCATTGAGGCAAGTACTTTACCACCCAAAATATGAACTCTTACATCATAGTCTGTTTTAATATACTCCTGCAAAAGTAAATCCGCATCTTCGTCTTGTTTATAAACCAATTGAACGATACTATCTAACGACTTTTCTGATTCAATAAAAAGGACACCAACGCCCTTTGAACCTCTTAAAGTTTTCATTATGATAGGAAAGTCCGTATCTAAACTATCAAATATCAATGCAGATTTTTCGGGGTCATTTATTAAAACGGTTTTGGGTTGTTTGATACCATAATCAGCAAGTTTTAGTGCTGTTCTATATTTGTCGGTACATATATTAATTGATGTTCTACTATTTACAACACATACACCATGTTTTTCTAGTGTTGAAACAATATCTAACCAACTATCTTTTCTTACAACTGAGCCACGAATGATTGCAATAGTGTCTTTGCTGGACACTTCAAATCCTTTTTCGTCATCTTTGTTGTGTAATCGGAGAGAACCATCCCCATATGATGTATATCCGCCAGTAAGCTTATATAAGTAGTATTTCCAACCTGCCTTTTTTGCTTCTTCTTGTAATCGGTTTGCTGTATGAAAAGTTTTTGATGATTCCGGCTCGTCAGTAACTATCAGCAATCTGTGTTTACTATTAGATTTTGCTTCAGAAATAAACTCTCTAAACTTCGGTGCTTTCATCATCCGCTTTTTTGCCTATGTTGTATTTTGCTTGTAGGTCCCATTCGTCTTTTTCTTTGAACGCCAGAACTTTGATTTGTGATAGAGGCGCTTTCTTATCCATGCCTTCTTTATTTATTATAGAAATCAAACCCCAATCTGCTAGCAGTTGAGCAATAGTATTCCTTCTTTCAAGGTCATTTTCAGAGAAATTTGCGAACTTACCGTCCAGTGCAAACAGCTCTTTAAAATGTACTATGAAATATCTTCCTTGTTTGTGTAGAATGTGGCATGATTGGAATAACTTTTTGTCTTTCCTCGAGGCAACGCCAATTCTCGTTAGTGTTTCTCGAACCTTTAGAAAATCATCTGGTTCTTTTAATTGGATTTCTAGCATCTTTTCAGGATGCCAACCATTATCTAATTCATTCATTTTGTCCCACCTTTGTATAATTTTTCTTTAATTAATTTCAACTCTTTCTTGGTGAGTATGTCAAGAGCAGACTTGGCCTTTTCATTATTATATCCATAATACTCCTTTACACACTCGATATCTTTCAACTTACTAGCTCTCAAAAAAGGACTATACCTTTTTTTACTTCTAATACTATTTAGTAGAAATTGAAATTGCATATCTTTATCAAGGAAGTGGTTTCTATTCATTTCATTGACAAGCATTATGGTGTCTGAAAAAGCAGACAGGACTTTATTGACTATAAATGCAGGGTACTTTTTAACCCACATTGTATCTTCTGAATCCATCACATTCTTTTTTGTGTGATTGATGGCGTTCAGATATTCTTTTAATTCATAATCCATGTTGACACCAATCGCCAAATTTGATTGCTTCAGAAATAGGCACTTCTACTATCT